GCCTTGACGTTCTGGTACAAGTTAGCAAATACAGCCTGGTATTCAACACCTGGGTTAGAAGTAGAGAATGTGCTGTTGATTGCGTTGTTGAAACCTGAGTTTGGTCCAAGCACTGTTGGCAAAATGCCGTCGTAGCCTGTTGCATACGCAGATGTGTCAGCAGCAGCACGTGTTGCAGCAGCGCCAGTTGTTGTCAAAGCAGCGTTGTTGCCTGTTAGTCCTGTTGTGCCAGCGCCCTGAATTGTGAATGTACCTGTTCCCTTTAGAGTTCCCTGGTACTTCAAGTTTGCGTTACCTGTTGCTGTTCCAACGTAGATGTTGTAACCAAGTGCGCCTGCGACTGCTGTTGAAACTGTGACTGTTAGTACGTCACCTGATGCAACCACTGTGTTGGCTTCTGTTCCAAGGATTGACTCACCAAAACCGTTTACTGAGATACCAGCGTCAGTTGTGACGTTGACATAGTAAGTGTTTGCGGCAATTGCAGTTTGACCTGTTGCTGCCACTGGTGAAGCAAGTGCGAAGGTAGGTGCTGATAGTGCGCCTGAGTAACCTGAGGCTGTACCGCGTGCCATTAGCATCATGCGCTCTTCCATAAGCATTGTTGCGTATAGAGTTGAGGTTGATGATAGTTGGCGTAGATCCTGGTAACCCAAACCTGAGAAATTAGCGTCAAATGACACTGAATCAGATAGTGAGTATGAGTTGTATGGCAGTACTAGATCATCAGCAGAGTATGAAATCTTTGGTCCACGCTCGTAGTTGATTGAACCAAAAGCAGTTGTTGTGCTTTCTGTGATACCTGGCCATGTGTTGCCAACTCCACCTGTACCTGTACCTGTGTATCCAAGAATACGCTTGACACGGTGTGATGTGCCTACGCCCTTCTTGCGTGGGATACGGTTACGTAGAGGTGTTGGACGTGGTGTAAGCAACTTTGAAGGTGCTTCCAAGTCAAACGCAGCAAATGATGTGCTGAGTGGGCTTGTTAGTGTGATGTCCTTCTGAATGTCCTGCATTGCTAGGCGCTGTGCCGCTAATGCGTTTTGAAGTCCTGCTGCTGCGTCAGGTGAAAGTGACTTGCTTGCTGCAAGCATTTCCAACTGTGAAGTAGCGTCTGGTGCTGGTGCTTGTCCTGGAACTGTTGAAGCGTTGTTCAATGACTTGCTGAGTTCAGCAGTGTATTGATCCATACGTTCAGCAGCCTCAACAGGCGTAGATCCGTCAAACAGATCCTTAGCGCGTGGCATTTCAGCCATAGTTGTGGTTCCTTTCGGTTGGGTTTGGTTACTTGTTCAGGGTTTCAGTTGCTTCTGCGTAAAACTTATCCGCAAGCGCCTTGTATCCCTTAGCAAGATCTGGGTCTGTTGCTGCATTTGCTTTCGCTTTGTAGGTGGCTGCTTTGAGCACGAGATCATTTGAGGTTCCCCCTAATGGTCGTGCTGTTCGCTTTGGTCCACCCGCCACTGCGAGAGATTTGGCTTGTGCTAACTCAGTCTCCAAACCTATTGCTTTCTCCTGTGCTGCCTCTTTTGCAGCAACTAGCGAAGCAATCTCTGATTTGAGTGCTTTTGTTGCGCTTTCTACCACTTGCTCTACTATGGCATTAAGATCCGCTGAATTATCTTCAGTGGAATTATCTGGTGTGACTTCTTCAGTCACTTCTTCAGTTGCTTCTTCAGCAACTACCTCATCTGTTTCAGCAGACTTAGGTGTTTCACTTGGTGCAACCATGTCGGCTGTTGTGACGTCTGACTGTCCGTGAGTTTCCTCTGGACGGTGGCAACCGCACTCCAAGCACTTATCCATTGTTGCTGACTTTTCGGCAGACATATATTTACTCCAGCATTTATCTGCTGCGTCATCGTCCATACCTGCTTCTTTGCAACGCTTCATAAAATCTGTTTTTGACTCGTCAGCATCAGGTTTCATGTCCCCCTTGTGATGTGATTTTTCTTCTTCAGGCTTTACAGCCAATTCAATACTCTCTTCCATTACTTCCCCTTCTGCTTCTTCGCCCTCATACCAGGCGTGTAGGTGACTGATCGCTTCAAGCAGGTGCGCAATTGACTGGATCTCGTTGTGACCCTCTTTCATTGCTTCTGCTTCAACTGAAACAAGGTTTGCCAGTGCGTCGCGTGCTGCTTCAAACTGAACTTTGTCAAACTTCAAAATGTCGCCCACAATGGACTTAGGTACTGAAATAGTTTCTGTTGCCACTGGGCTTCCCTCTTTCGCTAATGTGTCCTCAGATTGTAATACTTCTGACTCAATTAAGTCCTCAACTTGAACCACTGTGTCATCGCCTGAGGCTGACTTAGCCAATACCAACTGGCAGTTAGGGTTGGCTGGACGATCAACAAGGCTAACCTCAACAATTTGTCCGTCCACAATACGCCCGTTCATTGCTGACTTATCGCGTGTGACACGTGGGTTTTTAATTCCAATGCTGAACCCTTTAAGTACGCCTGCTTCAACCTTCTTAACTGAAACTGGATCTACCACAAGTGCAGAAATGTAATGACCGTCAGCCTTGGCTTCGTAGTCTGTTGCCACGCCTGCTGCAATGTTGCTGTGTTGTTCTCTGATGTTGCCACCTGATTTGAACCAGTGAGGCATTGCGCGGTCTAACCAATCACCGTCACAGATCTGTTGGTCAATGTCAATGCTGTCGTCGGTTGCTTTGCCGTAAACGGTCAGTGTGCCGTCAGCGTGCTTGTCAGCCTTTTCAATACCAAAAAACGCGGTAGTTAAGTTAGACATGTTTCTCCCTATTACGCTGAGTAAGTTAGAACAATTGCGCCTGTTGCTGAGGCTGCTGCTGAGATACCGTAAATAATGTCGTTAGCGCTTACGTAAAACACCTGATTGGCGTTAGCGGCAAGTGTGCGACCAACGGTTGCGCCTGACGTAGCAATAGTTTCGTCGCCAATAAAGATTGCTGCGCTATGCCCGTTGTGAATGTTAATTGGGGTGTTTGGTCGCGCGTTGCTATCTACTTGGTGCAGAATTGACGCTGTTGTAAGTGTGCTTGCGTTGATGTGCTTAAATGCCATGTTATTCCTCAATCCACTCTAATTTAACCTCAGCCAAGGCTTCTTCAAGGCTCTTCGTAACTTTAGCAGGTTCTGCGGCTTTGGGTTCGGCAAAGTAGGGCAAACAGTCCCCCTGAGTGTGCGAAATCAAAGAGTAAAACGGGATCTGCTTACCGTTGGGCATGGTCAACTCAGTGTTTTCGTCAAGTTTGCCTGAGTACGAGATCTCGCCCCATGGCGTGCCTACTGTTGTTTTATTCTTTGATGACAATTTGTATCCCCTTTGCTTTGAGTTGGTTTATCAAATCTTCCTCATAAAACTTAGGCGCAGACGAGAAAGTTACACTTTGAATGTCGTCAATGGAGACACCGCCGTGTATCTGCACTTCCCAGTATGACTGAGAGTTTTTAAACCTTTCAAAAACAACATTTGGCTCAACGCCGTTTTTTAAATCACCAAACATTCCCCGATTACTACCGATTACCCCGTTTGTGCTGATATTTGCTGAGGCTTGCGCCAAATCATTGCGCGTGACGTTACCTGAAAGCACATCTGAAATGGATACTGGGTTTTGTTCAATAAATGAGTCGCCTAAGGTCATCGTTGTGCGTCCCTTGACGCTATCTTTGAGTTGAACTTGTATTTTTCCGTAAGCGTCAGCATCGCCAAAAACACTGCCGTAAATTGGACGCTCGGCATTTGAAACTGCTCTTGGAATACCCATTGCTTCAGACTCCACCATGAGTCTGCGCTCCATGTACTCTGAATAAGTTGGTTTTTCAAACGCTGATTTGAAACGCCCGTCCTTGACAACGCCTTCCAACGACTCTGAACTGATGTTAATTCGCACTGGTTGTTCCGCTATTTCAACAAAGGATCTGTTCAAAATGTCCTCAGCCAGTAATCTTTGATCCTCTGGCAACACGCCAAACCTGTCATCAAAAGTGTTTGCCATTTTGGTTGGTTTGAGCGTGTAAGGCATTGAATCACCCGTTGCAGGTGCAATGTCCACAACGCCATTTGCGTTTGGCTCAAACTCAGGAATGACAGGTAACAACACGCAACGACAATGCGGGTGAGCAGGCGGTTGAGTGTGGTTTGATCTGAACGTGCCGCCTATGTCAATGACTTGTCCATTGTTTTTCTTGCAAATGTCGCAAGGATCTGAGGTTGCCCACTCCATTTGCTCCAGTTTTGCTGCTTGGTAGCGAGTGATTGCGCCATAACTCATTGCGCGGTTAGTCTCGGTGATAGCAATAGATAGCGCTCGCGCAGGGTTGCCAATTGCGTCATTGATAAGTTTGGCTGAGCGCGTGTCAGATAGTCCCTGAGCAATGCTGTCAGCCAGCGCTGTGCCCACTCTGTCGTACCCAGTCTGGTCAAGATCCTTGATTGTGACTCTTGCTCTGCCTAATAACTCTTGAAATGCTTTGGGTGGTCGCAATAGTGTCGCCGTTGCTGCGTCACCTGGTCTCCAGTTGTCCCAATCCACGTAATCAGGTGAGCCTGCTTTCTTAGCCTCACGCGCTCTGGCAATTTGATCGTCGCCAAACGCTTCACCCAGCACAAACCCGTCTGCCCAAGTCTTTTGCAGCACTTCAAGCAACGGTTCATTGTTGATCCGCATGTTGAGCATTGCCCATGCTCTGGCTCTGGCGCGATCTTGCACAGGGTTTTTGGACACTGCGGGATTAGTGAGACGGTATGCAGCAAGCACCCGCTTAGCGTCAATCCCCTGCCGCAATGCTGCTTGGATCTTACGTGCGTTGGTTGTCGCTATGCGCACATCTGCGTTGTGTGCGCCTTGGTTCATGCTAAATACGCCTTTGCCAATGCTTTGGCTGTATCTAAGTCCCCGTCAAACACGCACTGGTTGAGCGCTTCAGCAACTATCGGGTCAATTGTCTTGAACTCAAAATCACGTCCCCTGTCGCCTTTCTTAGCCCACTTCATAAATGCTTGAACCTCTTTGACAGTCTCAACCGTCACTGGTGTCTCTTCAACTTCAGGCTCTTCAACTGCAACTGGCTCTTGAATTGCTGTTGCTTCAGCACCTTCCAGCGCTGGGGCTGTTGTGAGTTGAGCAGCATTGATCAATCCGTCAGGGCTGAACAAGAACATACCTGCACCGCTAACCAAAATAGGCATGTCCGCTTGTGGAGTGTCTAGTAAAGGCAATCCCATTTCAGATCTACGCTCATTGATTGTCTTACCGCCTGAGGTAATCTCAATCTGGTTTTTACGGGCATTGGCTTCATCGTCCATGCGCTTGCTTGTCATGAGTTTGAATTCAAGTTCACGTGGCATACCCAAGTAGGTGTATGAAAGGTTGGTCAGCATTTTGCTAATCCAGTTTGCTAGTGGCTGAATACCAAGCGCTTCTGCGTTTGCTGCTTGTCCCTCTGAGAAACCTGCACCGCCCAAACCGCCCTTTGGCGCAAATCCGATTTCACTTGGCTGAACTCCAAAGTGTCCACAGATTGAGTTCACAAGGTAATCGTCAAGCGTGTCTTTAAACTTCTCGCCATAGCCGTCATTGGTCACTGGCACTAAGCCTGTTGGCAATAGTCGTGCGCGCTTGCGTTGCTCTGTCTGTCCCGCAAGGTCATCATTGAGAATGTTCTCGTAAGCACGTAGCAAGTCAGGGTTATTGCCCCAGTCTGCTGTCGTGGTAAACATTAGATCTGGAATTACGCCGTCAGTGTATTCAGCGCGGATCCATTGCTGACGACGTAGATAAATGTCAGCCAAAGGTAGTGCGCGCTCAACTGGTGAGTAGCCGTAAATACTTGTTGTGCGACGGTTGCGAACCATGTACGCCAAATCGTCAGCAGTGAACTCACCGTCAGCATTTGGGTCATCGTCGTTTGCAGTAAACTCAGCGCGCGGGAAACCGTAAAGGATCTGTTGGTAAGCAACGTCAGGTGCTTGTGGTCGCATACCTCTGTCGTCCAACATTGGCTTGATAGTTGAGCCGTCTAGGATCTGAAACCCGTAAAGATCTCCACCCACGCTCATCTGTGGCCATACTGCTAACGCGTCAATAACAAGGATCTCTTCAGC